GCCCGCGGCGCCCGCCGGGACCATGCCTGCGCCGCCGACAAACCCGCCCTCGGCGAAGCCAGGCAGGGTCGCGAGCGCGCGCATGCCGAAGCGGTTGAAGGATTCGAGGAAATCGCGCGCGCCGGGTTGTCGGACCACCTCGGAGCGCGCCACGAACTCGCCGCGGTGAACGATGCCGGCCGGGTCGAACTTGCCGCCGTCGCCGGTAAAGCCGCCCTCGTCATACCCCGGGATGCGCTTCGCCGTGACTACGATGTCCTCAAGGCCCGAGCTGGCGCCGCCGGCGGCACCGAGGAACGACATGCCGAGGCTGGCCAGCTGGCCGAGCCATCCGCCGCCACTTCCGACGCCCGTGCCGAAGATCTTGCTCGCGATCTGCGCGGCGATCGCCTCGGCGGCCATGCGCTGCAGCATCTGCAGGAACGAGTCGAGCATGCCCTTGATGCCGTCCTCGAATGGGTTGAACAGGAAGTCGGCGAGCAGGTTCTGGAAGTTCCGCGAGGCCTCCTCGAAGAACAGGGAGAGCTGGTCGCGCTCCGGCTCGGGAAAGATCTTCTCGGCGGTGATGGTGATCGGTTCGAGGTCGGCCACCTCGAGGCGCGCCAGCGCTTCGGCGGCGGCGTCGGCGAGGTTCGGGTAGGTGGCGGCCAGCTGCTCGAGCGCGTACTTGGTTTCCTGGTACTGCCGGATTTGCGTCTCGACCGGTGTCTCGAGGTCTTCCATTGCGGCGAGGCCCGCATCGAGCACGGCGGCATAGGCCTCGCGCATCTCGCGCAGCTCGTCGACGGCCGCGCCCGTGCGCCTGGAGACCCGGTCGGTGGCGTCCTCGAGGTCCGCGATGGGCGCGCCGGCACCGGCGCCGGCGCTGGAGCCGGTTCGCGCCGGCGTGAAGGGCGTGATGCTCTGCCCGTAGTCGGCGAGCAGGCCCTCGAGGCGCTTCAGCTCAGCCTTGAGCTCGTCCTCCGACCACCACTCGACGAGCCCCTCGCGACCGAAGAACCGCAGCCGTTCGGTCGGGTTCGCGAGCGCCCGTTTGACCTTGTCGATCTCGTCTTCGATGCGGACCGCATCTCCCGCGGCGGGGCCGAACCGCACCGCGGCCAGCTGCTCGGCGGCCCAGCGTGTCGCGCCGACCACGTCGCGGATGGCGTTGATGGCGGCGGCCGCGCCTGCGATCAGCCCAGAGAACAGCGTGTCCGCCGCCTGCTTGGTCGCCGGGTCCTCCAGCACCTTCGCGAAATCGTTGAGCGCCTCGGTCGCGGCCGGGACGCCGGTCTTGACTTCGAGCAGGTCGCCAAAGGCGTTCTTCACGCCCTCAAGTGCACCTGCGAACGTGCCGCGCGCCGCCTGGGCGGCACCGCCGAAACGGCTCTCCAGCTCGCGCAGGATGATCGCCTGCGCCTCGGCCTTCTGGCCGCCCTCGACGAGGGCCGCGATGACCTTCTTCTGGTCTTCGGTGAATGCGATGCCGACGCGCGAGAGCCGCGAGAGGCCCTGCGTCGGGTTGTCGAGCGCGAGGCCCACCAGCCGTGCGGCGCTCTGCAGGTCCTGGCCGAGCGCCGTGGCCAGGTCGAGCGTGGCGGCCGTTGCCTCGTCGAACCGGGTCTCGCCGATCCCCTTGAAGCGCAGCAGCAACGCCTGCATCTGCTGGATGGCGTCGTCGCTGTAGGTCGTGACCGACTGCAGCTGGCTCGACACCTCGGCGAGCTCGTCGGCCGTCTTTCCGGCGGCCCCGCCGTTCGTTTCGACGGCATTGCGCAGCTGACCGAACGCCCGTTCGGCCTCGGCGGTGGCCTGGACGATCTTCGCGAAACCGATGCCGGCGAACGCACCGGCCACGACGTTGCGCACCTGGCTGAATGCACCGCGCATGCGGCGCTCGAACTGTGCAGCTTCCCGGGCGGCCTGGTCGGCGCCCTGGCGAAACCCGCCGAGACGGAGGACCAGGTCGACCGTCAGCGTGCCGAGCGAGCGACTAGCCATTGCGGCCCCCGGTGAGGATCTTCATGACGTCTTCCAGCGTTCCCGACTGCTGTTTCCGATGCGGCATGTAGTCCTCGATCGAGGCCTTGCCGCCCATGGCGTGGTTGATCACCGTGGCGATGAGCGCGAACCCGTACTCGAGGCGCATGCCAAGGTGCAGCGGGCCGTACTTTTCGATGTAGCCCACCCATGCCTGCGCTTCGGCGAACGACATCCGCTCCCGGGCCTCCTCGACTGTCCAGCCGCCGACGCCTGCCAGCACGAGCTCGTGCCAGAAGTCGTCGGCGGCGGTCAGTTTTTTGCGGCGGTGCCCTTGCCGTTGACGGAGAGGACGACGTCAACGAGCGCCTGCGCAAGCTCAGGCACCAGCTCGAGGACCTGCTGGGTCGTCAGCGTCTCGGAGACGTCCTCACCGAGGCGGAGCGAGGCGGACACCAGGTGCGCCCAGAAAGGCGCACCGCTGTCTTTCGCGGCCTCGGCGCGCAGACGATCCGCGGCGCCGGCTGAGAGCTTCACTACGTGGACGGTGAAAGTGTCGGTGACCGCCTCGCCGTTGTCGTTGGCGTGGGTCCACGAGACTTCTCGGATGACCGGCGCGGCCGGGGCGAAGCCGCCCCGCTCGCGAAGCTGATTCAGGTCCATGCAGGTCCTCGTTGGTTAGGCCTTGGCGTGCAGGACCGGGAAGTCCGACACCTGGATCGACACGTTGCTGCCGACCACCGCGTTGAGCGCGAAGTCGAACGGCAGGTCGCTGATGTAGCCGTTGAACTCGATCCACGACCGGGTGGACGGCAGCGTGAAGGCCGTCGAGTCCGACACCGGCAGGGCCGTGCCGTCACTCCAGCCGATCACCCAGTCGCACTTCACGCCGTCGCGATAGAGCTCGTGCAGCCGCACGTGGCTCGCGTCGCCGGTGTCGAAGTTGATGCCGAACTGCGCGGCGCCCGGCGTGGCCATGCCGGCCTCGTAGGTGCGGGCGTCGGAGTCGAGACAGGTGGTCTCGATCTGGTCCCGCGCGGCGGTCAGACCGCTGATCGCGGTGACGCAGCCCACCTTGACGACGGCGAAGCTGTCCGGGTCGATGAAGAAGAGCTCAGTGCCCTGTGTCTTGATTGCCATGAGGATGCCTCTCGATAGAAAAAGCGCCGCTCGCGCGGCACGGATTTCTGCGAGGCATCGGGCTGCGTTGCATGGCGCGGCAGCCGGCGAGGCAGGGTTGAACGATTATGCCTGGCTCTTCAGCCAGCGCTCCCAAGCGGTCAGGATTCCTTTCAGCAGCCGGATGATTGTCTCATGCAGCTCACGCGTGGCCGGGGTCATCTGCGCACGATCCAGTCGACGGTGAAGCTGATCCGGTAGGCCCGCGACTCCGTGTCGCGTCCCTCCCCGTCCCAGCTCACCACGTGTGCCACGCCCTCAATCGCCGCCGCGAGCGCGTCGCGCACCTCGCGTGCGGTGTCTGCGGTGCGGGCGAACACATCGAGGTGCACCGTGATCTGGTCGCAGTCCGGCGCCTGGCCGAGGTAGTTCTCGGGCGCGCCACTGCCCACGGCCCACGTCGCGTAAGGCAGCTGCACGCCCTGCGGAGCCTCGCCGAACGAATACAGACGCACGGCGGAGCCGTCACCCAGCAGCGCCTGGACGCTGGTGTCGGCAGCGCAGGTTTCGAAGATCGGCGGCGTCATGAGGCCTTCGGCGTCAGCAGTTCGATTTCACGCTCGAGGTATTCCGCGAGCAGGCCCTCGATCATCTGTGCGTTCTCCATCACGGCCGGCACGAGGAACTCCTGCTTGGCCATCCCCGTTCGACCCAGCTCGAGAAACCGCCAGTACCAGGTATCGCCGCCAGGGTTGTTCTTGCTGCCGCCTACCCTGTAGGTGCCGCCCACTCGACCCTTGCGACGGTTCTCGCGCGTGTTCGCGTACGCACGGGCGCCACCCATCACGCCCAGGCGCATCACCACGCCGCCCTCGCGGCGGCCCTGGCGGCTCGCATTCTGGATGGCGATGTTGCGCCAGATCCGCTCCGCGCTCTCCTCAACGTCGAACTGGCGCGCCGTGGCCTTCGCGGCGTTGAGCGCGACGCGCATCGCCTTGCGCGACGCCCGCACGGCACCCTTCTTCTGCAGCTTGTCTGGCAGCGCCGACAGGCGGTTCAGCAGGTCCGGGGCGCCGGTGATCTTCACGTCGGCATCGAACGTCGACGGCCGGGAGAACGCCCGCCCGCGAGCGCGCGTGAAGCGTGTGGCGAAGCTGACCATCAGTACCAGTGCCTCCGAACCCACGTGCCGTCCCATTTCCGGTCCCAGGACTTCGACGGCCCATTGAAGTGCACCATCCGCGCATCTGGCGGCAGTTCGTGCTCCCGCCCTTTCAGGTCGCGGATCGAGTAGATCCCGGCGTCACGGCCGTAGTAGGGCTCGCGGCTCCCGAGGGTGTAGCTGAGCCACGCCTGGTCGCTGCCCCGGAACCCGGCATGGCGCGCGGCGCGCTGCGACTCGAGCCCCTTGAACGTGTCCCAGACGTGCGTCCGGCTGCCGGCCCGCAGCAAGTAGCTGCCACCGCCGAAGCGCAGCTTCGCGCCCCAGTCCCGGTATGGCCGCCAGCCGACGAAATCCTCCGTCCGGTCGAACAGCGGCGCCCAATCGGCGGTCGGAACCACGTCGACGTCGATACACAGCAGCCGGTCGCCGAGCGCCTGCGCTTCGGCCGAGAAGTTCCACAGCCGCCTGTAGCAGCTCGGGAACCGCCCACCCTCCGGCGTACGCAGTTCACCGACCCTGCGCGCCGCCGGCGGCGTGAGCACCACCTCGACCTGCGGGTCGAAGCCCTGCGCGGTGTCGGCGATGCAGATGAACCGATGCGGCAGGCTCATGTGGCGAGCCACCGCCCGGCGCAGCGTGTTGACGTGCTCCGGCTGGTAGGGGCGGTCACCGAGGCCGGTGCCGTTCCACAGCCAGCAGACGATCGAGATCACGGCCGGCTCAGCGAGCGGCGAAGATCAGGTCGCGATCGAAGGCCGCCACCTGGCGGTATCCGAACGACGCGAGATACTCGGCCACCGCGCCCGCCGGTCGATACCGCAGGCTCTTGTCGTTCTCCTCCACCACCACCACCGGGCGCCACTGCTTCAGCAGTCGGGCGGCCCCCTGCAGCGCCTCGAGCTCGTGGCCCTCGATGTCCAGCAAGATGGCGCCCAGGTTCGCAACCTGCTGGCCCGGCAGGTCGTCCATCGCGATCGCGGGGAACGTGGTTCCCTGCGGGGCGACGGCCGAGGACCCGCCGAAGCGCTCCACCGCGCCGACGCTGATGTTCACGTGACCCGTGGCGCGTGAGAGCGCGCACGGCATCACCAGCGCGTTCTCGGCGGTGATGGCGTCGACGCAGGCCTGCCACAGGTGCAGCAGCGGCTCGAACGCAAGCACCTGCTTGAAGTGCGCGGACAGCTCGGCGGCCCACACGCCCACGTGGCTGCCGGCCTGAATCACACAACCCGGATTGCGCACGTACGGCAGCATCGCGGCGATGACGTCCGGCTGGCCGATCTTGGTCTCGGCCGGCAGGTAGTCAGGCCGCCGCCAGGCGGCCGGTGCTCGTTTCATTCGCGATCCTCGTCGAGACTGCCACGCGCTGGCTGCCGGTCCATCGCGCCGGGGTGTACCCGGCCTGCTCGATCCAGTTCGGCACCTCTTCAAACGTGAGTCCGGCCTGCTGGGCGGCGCGCTGGTAATCGGCGAGCGTGTGCCGGAACTGCTTCACGCCGGAGCGCCAGGTCTTCTGCTCCGGCACGTAGGCCCAGTAGAACCGGCTGCCCGGGTGCATCAGCGCCGCCGCGCGGCGCATCACGGACTCCATGATGTCCTGCGGCAGGTGAATGAACACCGAGAAGGCCCAGAGCATGTCCATCTTCGGCGCCGTTTCCGCGTCCCGGATCTCGCCCACCCAGAAGGTCGGCTGCTGGTCGCCCCAGCCCTCCTCGACCGACAGCCCACAGGCCGCGATGACCGCAGCCTCGGCGAT